ATTAGCCTGGGGCCACGTGAGTCTTTCGGTACGAGACAAACTCGAGCCGGCAGACATTTGTCAGACACGGTAAACCCGTGCCCGTGGTTATCACAAACCTCACCCATAGATGCGCAAAAGTACGCATCTAAGGGATAAACCTGTGATATCCGCGAAGAAACATTAGTCCATTCGTACTTAGACCAAAGTCGCTGCTTTGTAGCAACGGCTCCAGGTCCATGACACGGGACAATGTCCATCGGATCAAAACGCGAAAACACCTTATTCAGGAGAATTCGCGCCTCGCGAGCTACATCCAGCATTGAGGCACAAACACCTCGTTTCGTAGCTGTAGGTAGCTGATGAAGCTCCTCCTCTATCTCTAGAAGAGAAGCATCTACTGTTGCTAGATCGTCCTCGGTTATTTCAAACTGAGTAACGACCTCATGTTCTTGTTCGACAGTGTAAGGAAGCTCGTACTTATAAAGATAGTACAGAACTTGCCTAAGAACACAGACGGACTGGACGCATGGGGAGGGTAATATCTTCCCTCGCTCGTCAAACACCTTTTCGAAGAACTCGCCCATAAAAACAGGCAGTTCGGACTCGGCCCGCGTTGCGAAACGCAGATCCGATATACCTACGAGGTGTTCGCTGACAAGTGCTTGATCAAGCAACCTGCCTAGTTTGGGAAGGGTTTTCGTAATGAACGAAATCCCCTCAGACCTGGTTCTGGACTCGACGATCGAAACCGTCGCTTCCATAGCAGTGTGACTGAACACATCCGCATGCGTCTCCGAGACGTCATGAAGGAGTGTGGCGATGAGTCTAAACTCATCTAGGCTATTAATGGAGGCCATATAGATGGTGCTCTGTCCTAGCTAGTACCAGCACTCACTCATGATCCCGATTTGAGCCATGCATTCTAACCATGTCGAAACGAAACCGAACGTTCGAGCCTTCCGTTCGCAACGGCGCCAAGCAGACCGCTAAGGTCTACATCGTCGTTTGCGCTGCGGTTACAGATGGCTTCGATTACGCTCCGAACATAAGCCTGTCCCTCGCAACCTGGGGCACATTCCAAAACGGATCCGCACGTCCTTACCTCGCAAGGAAAACATTCTTTCGAGATAATAGGGAACGGTTGGAACTCGCCGGGAATATACCCTTCGGTAACGAGGGAGTGAGGCCTTATGATTTGGCAGAAGTCTGACGAGCCGCACTTGCGTGCGACTCGCCAGCCAGTCAACAATTGTACGTGGCGGACCATCTTGCGATGTCCGCATCTTACGTAGCTCAACAGCTGGGGTACACCCTGGCCGCAGAACACTTAACGCACAACATAACCATTAGCAGCACGCGGCCCACTATCTCAGGTGGGTCACCTTATCCGTCGCAATAGAAGGACGGGACGTCTGCATTATGGCGTTGAGTTTATCCTGCGACGAGCAACATGATTACCCTTACGAGGGCATCTGTGTTACCCGCCAATGCAAGGCCAAGGCCAAAACCAGCTAGTACGAGAATCCTTTCTCGCCTACGCCGGATCCGCCTTGAGAACCTCGACCGATGGGGGGCCATATATCATAGCCCGCCCGCCAGCAGAGCAGCAGCGCCGTTACCCGTGCCATCGTAGAGTATAGTCGTGCTTGCACCAAGTGATGCAAGAAACGACATTAACTCCGCGAGGACATGAGCCGGTTCCGTATTAGCCGTCAACGCTCCCACAGGGGAGTCCAAGACGGCATAAGCCGAAACCGTCACAGGCGTTTCAGAATCTACGCCCGAAATGACAGTCTTGTCAAATCGGACGAGGCTCCTACGACGCTTGTTTAACCCCGTACCCGACTCAAGATGGGAAATCTTAAGACGGTGTGGGGACGAAGGAAGTTCCGATACCATTTGGAACTCCGTCGCACGATCGCTGATGGCAATTCGACTGAATTCAACTTCAGTTCCACTGCTGTTCTTCACCTCACTAGTGACGAGTGAATTGCTTAGCACTTTTGAGTTTCCGTTTAGGGACTTTAGGTCCCCGCCCGGTATGTTTGGGTTTACGCAGCTTCCGCCTTCGTGATAAAATGAGGGCGGCTGCTAGACTCAACTCTTTCGGGCTGAGTCCGCTCGCGATAAGAGCGTTTCGTCCAAGGTCCACGGGTTGACGGCTATATGCCGACTCCCTGAACGTTGGATATATTACTGTCTTGTCCTCTATTAGGTGAGAAGGGTCGTTGAAGTCGACGCGTTTAACACGCGCCGACATTACGATTTCCCTCTTCCTTGATATTGACCAAGAGTAATCCAATATGTCTAATACTGGGTCAAGTGCGCCCGTACTGAACTGATCGAGGAAGTCGCCAACTTTGACGACCCAATCGACCACGAACGACCACGGTAGTGCGTCCCACACATGCTTTGGATTAAAACTAAGACCCAAGGCGTCTATGAGACCCAATTGCTCGGCATACCGATGCTGAGTCTCCGTCCATCTTGCGACGAAACGGAGCTGCGCACAGAACAGTTCCTGAGTGACGGTTACACTACGAACGACTTCAGCTGAAGGATAAGGAAACTTAGTCCAACCCGATATTAACGCCGGTGGTTCAAAGACCACCGACGATGTCGGGTCGATCAAGTATCTCACCGCAGCTGAATCGGTCTTTATAGAATAACCCTCGCCTGCACGCAAGTCACGTTTGTACTTTGTGACTTGAGGAACACCATCGAATTGCATGAGTCGGCGTAGCCGACCTAGCGAATCGACCAAGGCTTTGTGAATGCCCTGGATATCGCGGATCAGCGGCTCAATGTTGAACTGCAGTTGCAGAAACACGTCAGCCGCCGCTCCAGCCACATCGCGAAGAGATCCAGTCACCCCTCTATTAGATAGGGTGGCTCGTAAGGATCGTATGCGACGAATAGTTGACCGCAGCGTAACAAAGTCCTTTAACTCGTAAAGAGTATTAAGGAGCTGCACCTTTGTCTTGACTTTTGGTACCAGGCTCGCAAGCGAGCGCGGTATTAATTCGTCAAGATCATTTGGTTCCAGCACGTAATTACCGTCATTGCTGACTGAGTCAAACCATTCTTCCAACCCAAAAGTAGGATTGGAAAGTGGATCGAAGAAACCGTCCACAAGCATTTCTCGATAAGATACGATCGGGGCCACGACGTCAGTAAAGACGCCGTGTTCGGCCCTTAAGATCGGGATACTTACATCAGAAACGCTTCTTTCAGAAGTGGGGGAGTCATACTGGCGTATATAATGCTGGAATGACTTCCACCGCTGTAGCCGTTGGAGAAGACGCTTATCGATTTCGACAAGCAACTCCCTGACGGGGACTTTCAAGTCCTCATCAGTCACCTTGAGCCGACCCCGTGAGGGATCGCGCACAATTGCCTCATAATACCATTCGAGATCGAAGGTACTGAGAACAGCCGCATCACCAGCATAAACTGCTTCAGGTCCCCATGGACCAACAGTTCTGCCCGAGTGCGGGATGAAGAACGATGGTAGGTTAGTTCGGACATATAGGTTGGAACACAAAGATTGTGCCAGTTACGAGGAGGCGCCCACGAGGGC